AAGTTCACCACTCTTGATAGCATCATTAATCCAATCACCCTCTTCGTGAGACTTATTGTCGGTTTGATGATGAGGCTTTATCATATTTTCACCAATACCATATCTTTTCATCAAACCAGCAATCAGCTTAAGGCCATTCTCCCGTTGTATTCCTTGTGGGTTATAAAAACCACTACCAACAAAACCAACACCTATGGCGGCTCTGTTATTGAACGGAGATCTTCTTTGAGCTGCTTGTCCAGTTGCTAGTAGTTCTGCTCTAGAATGATTTGTTCTGACATTTTCTGGCGCAGTTTGCCAAATGGCACCATCTTTACCAACTAAGAAATGATATCCAGCATAGTACCTATCACCACTCGTACCTCTCAATTCACCAAAGGCAGTATTATACGCATCTATTATACGGTTTCCTGCTGTGTGGTGAATGATGATAGACGCAAAAGGTCTTTTTTCTGCAGTAGCTGAAACTCCGTAGTAGGGAACCCCTGTTCTTCCCACTTCTCCTGCTGGCTTAAATTTATATTTGATATCTAATCCGTCTATTCTAATATTAGACATGTCATCCTCTTAAACAAAAAAAATAGGGAGCCGTAACTCCCTATATTTATTAATGTTCGTGTTTTTCTCGGATCTCTCGGATCATCTTTACTGCTTGTCTGTTATGAAAAGCAATGATTTTTGCATAGCAATCTGTAACAGCATTTTTACCATACTTCTTAACAAGATGATCATCGATCAGGATGACTTCTTGTTCGTCATCTTCTAATTGATGTATAAGTTCGTGTTCTTCTCTTATCGAGAATGTTCTACAAATGTCACCTCTGGCAACATTCTCTGTTAAAACACTGAAAGTTGCATAGTCACCCCCACTTTTGGAAGTGACTGTGCAACTCGATAAAAACAATGCCCCAAGGCTCAGAATAATAAAATTTTTCATTTTAGAACTTGAAACCTACACCAAGTCTCATAGCACCTTCGCCAACTTCCCAATCGGAATTTACATCCCAACCGTAGCTAAGATCGACGTGAGCGCCAGCACCAAGCTCATGCTTGTACCCTAAAGCAATTTCACCACCTTCGATACCGTAGTCAAAGAAGTTGTTTACAGCAACAGTACCACCTACGGAAGCATACTCACCACCGATAATACCGGGCTTTGCTGTGATCGTTGGGTTGACAGTTACATCACCCCAAGTATTCGTGTCACCCCAACCTACGAGATTTGTTGTGGTGTTGTCCCACGAATAAGCAACGTTTGTATCAAGTTCAACAACATTGAGATCCATAACAGCACCTGCACCTAAAGCATAGGAGTTTGTTGCACCATCAGAATACGTGAACTCTACGTAAGACTCTTGGTTAAAAGCAGTTACGCCAGTACCAACAGTAAAATCGACAGCACCATCTAAATCAGACTCAATACCTACGTAAGAGTCAGCAAAAATAGATGGCTCAGAAGCTTCTTGTGCAAATGCAACTCCGGACGTTACAAAGACAGCAAGAAAAGAAACTAGTAATTTTTTCATAATTACCTCCTAGAAAGTTAATCTACTATTTATATAAAACCGCATATTAACTGTCCACAAAGGATTGGCAATCATCCCGTACAGGTCGATTTTCTATTAATCTCTGTGTTTTAGGAAGAATCGTCCTGTACGGGACTTTAAGTGATGGGATTCTGTTTCAAGGTTCCCATCGGACCCAAAGCTGAGACTGGGTAGTTTACCCTTCTGTTTCTAGGCCGACTCAGATGCCCACTCCGTTATGCTGCAAGAGCTACGGAAGGTTTTTCATAGTTATTAGCAACTATTTTAATTAGTCCTTACGAGACCACCCGATCAGTCTAACTTCAGCTACCTCTGTTGATCGATCCTTAAGTCACCCCCAGTATTAATCTCTCCTAAATAAGTGGAGATGAAGAGATTAATGGTGGAGGTGAGCGGATTTGCACCGCTGTCTCATCCAGAATTGCATCAATATCATCAACTGATAGACATATTTATAATGGAGTTTTTCTCAATGTCAAGAACCATAATGAAGAATTGTAAAAAATGTTCTACTGAGTTCCCCGTAGCCGTGAAAGAATATAACCGTCAGACAAAAAAAGGTCGTCTCGATGACATGTGGTTTTGTTCAAAATCATGCCATAGATCTTGGAATAATGCTAACAATTATGTTATGACTGAAAATAAATTAAATCATTTGAAAAAAATGAGAGGACGTGTAAAAAAAGGTAAGTATACTCAACACTTAAACAATGCTCGTAACAGAAAATATGATTTCGATCTTGATGAAAAATATCTACAATATCTTTGGGATGATCAGGAAGGACTCTGTGCTTTAACTAACAAGCCACTTCTTCTTAGAGAAGGTCAGAAAGGAGAACTAACACCTTACACAGCTTCTGTTGACAGAATTGATAATACTAAAGGTTACATAAAAGGAAACGTCCAATGGGTTTGCTATTCCGCAAATTTAGCTAAGCAAAGATTCTCTGACGAAGAGATTAAAGAATTCTTTAGCTTCACCCGCCCAGAGGCGCTTCATTGAGAGGCGGGGTGGGTGATGTCAAGTACTAAAACATACCAAATTTACGTCTTTGGTCCTTACACCAAGTTTTATAATCCATTGCTTTAGACTTATCTTTCTTTCTTTTAAGATAATCTTGATATTCTTTATCAGTTTTAGCAGAAGGTAGTTTCCTCTTTCCCTTATAAAACTGGCTCTTTCCATTCCAAGGATTACTATATTTCATTCGAGAACTTATAAAGGAGTGATCTGCTCGTTGTCAACAGTCTCTTCAAAAGAATATATGTGATACACATCATCAATTATTCTATAATCATCTTTGTTTTCTATGACTACAAAATTAAACATATCACATCCATTCTTTTGAATGTAATCTGTTGTTGTTTGATGTATATGAATAGCAATAGCTTTAAGGAAATCTTTGGCCTCATCGATGGACCAATTTTGCTCATCCATAAGATAATCAGCAGAACCTCTTACAATAAATTTGTAAAGTTCTTCGTCAATTGTCCCACAACCATTATCCATACCTATGTGTAAAATCGTTGTATTGAAAAAATCATGCAAAAAATCTTGTTGATTTATTTCTTTGGCCTGTGATAAAGAGGGCAATAATATCAAGGGGAGGAATGATATCCTCTTCAATAAATTAAACATTTTTTATCCTAACTATCTACATTATCACTAAATGTTGCTAGATTTTTTGCTTTACTCATTTATCTTTACCTATTTTATTATCCTATGAGTCTACCACCAAAAGTGTTATATATACTAGCGGTGCCGTAAAAGCTGTTTTCTGTAACTTCCACGTCTACATAGTCTGACGCATTTAGTGATAAATACATCGTCCAAATTGTAACGTTGTATACATCGCCGTCTGCCAACCTATTTTGCTTAAGGGCAGTACCATTTTTTCTAAGATTTAACCGTACTACACCGGATGTATTATTCTTAATACCACCCCAATGAAACTCGTATATACCATCAGTTGGAGCCGTAAACCTACCAGTGCTTGAATCGTAGTGACTTCCAATGTTTATTGAAACATCGTCCCACAAAATGACATTGGTAGCACTTACATGACCTGCTGATCTCGCAGCCTCAAATATAACAGAAGCTGGACCACGCCAAATTGTACCATCATAATGCTTAACTGCATTGTCAGTTGTATTATAGTATAAATCTCCAGAGGTCGGACTTGATGGATTACTTGTCGCTGTAGGTAATTTAATCACACCATTCTCTACACTTAAATAACCTTGAGCTTGGATGTAATTGTTCGAAACGTTTCCGTAACTTTGAGCTTGAAGATAGTTGTTTGAAACATTTCCATAGCTTTGAGCTTGAAGGTATGTATTGGAGACATCACCAGTACCATAGCTTTGAGCTTGAAGATAGTTGTTTGAAACGTCTCCATAGCTTTGGGCTTGAAGGTAGTTGTTTGAAACTTTACTTTCAATAGTGCTGATAGTATCAGAAAGATAGGTTCCACCTATTAACAAATTTGCAGCAGCTATCTGAGATCCTGAAATAGATGATGGCATATCTTCTCCATTTTAATCATTTGTTAGCTCCATTTATACTCATCTAATATACATCTCAAATCTCATAGATCGATTTACACCAGTATATGACTGACAACAACCGATAAAATCACCAGAAGAATAACTAATAGAAGTTCCAGTCCAGTAACTACCACCTATACCAATACCACTTGCTACATCGTTTGATCCGCCAGTTGCTTCATTGTTCCAAGCAAAACCCCATCTAGTTTGGGCATCACCATTTGTAGCACCTTCGTATATGTTAAATCCGTATTTTCTGTGACCAGCTTGAGCACTAAATGGTCCACCGCTGTGTCCAGCCCAACTTGTTACAGCATCCCCTTCTAAAAGATAGGTATTGTTAGGGGTAACAGTAAAGTGGTTTAACAATGTTGTTGCTTGTCCGCTATTGTAAAAATTGTTTTCATGCCATGTCCAAGCACTTAATCCTGCACCTAAAGTTCCACCTGCTGTTACGTCAGGGAATCTTGCCATGACATCAGTGCCTTCAAAATAATTATAGCTGTTATATTTCGCATCCCCATCGCTTAGGTTTGTTGCCGTTGGGTTGAGAGTGTTATTTGTCTCCCAATAACTCGAAGTAAAACTAAACGTGTTTCCTCTTGTTGCTTTCATTGATAACATCCAACCACCACCGTCATAATTGCTATCCATTATGCAATAGATTTGTGTTGGACCTACAGTAGGAAGATCGATCCAATAAACACCATCGGTTGAATTGGGATAATCTGCTAATATCTGTGCGGCGCTTTCACCTGCACTTTTCGATGAAGAACCGTCAGGTGCTGACAAACCCGCATAAAAAGTTAAAGGAGCATTTAAGAATCCGGGGATCATATTAGCTCACCTAAGCAGTATTAACAGTATTAACCGAAGAAGCAATAAGCTGACCTCCAGATCCATCAATATTGATAAACCCAATAATTACGGTTTCTCCATTTGCAGAATTGATGGTAGGCGCTGTAGCAGAAGGATACTTGACTGCAGCAGGTGCATCACCCGATAAACTAATATTCAGATTACTCGACTTTCCGGTATCGTTAACAAGAAGAGTCAATCCAGTGCCAATAGGGATGTCATTAGCATTTGAGAGAGTAATATCAGTGTTACCATGACCCGTAGTAACAATAGCCATTTGATTGGTTGACAAATCCCATGTCGTATTGCCAGTGCCAGTAATAACAGAACCTACTGCAACTCCACCTTGAACTTGGAGACTGGTGTTTGGCGTTGTTGTGCCAATCCCAACATTAGTAGACCCACCGTTCACCACATAAGCATCTTCAAGACCACTACTCTTAACGTCACCATCAGCATTAAGCTCATTCATTAACTTTGTTATTCGTCTGATTTTAGCATCCGATGACATTTAAATATCCTCTTTAAGACTGGTTCTTAGAAACAAACTCATCATACCAATTGTTTGACATGTTTGTTACTTCTGTATCTGACATAGGAACAGGATTCTCAGGATCATCATCTTTCATAAAAGGATTCTCTGCATGCATAGCAAGAAGTCTATTCTTTAACTTTGTCTTAGTAACATTTACTACAGAATCGGGAATGTAATATTCTCTGTTATCATCAACCCAACCAATAAAAGTATTTGCAGAGTTCATCCAGTGTCCTCTGTCTTGAACCCATTCTGGAATCATCAACTTGCCATCTTTAAGCTGATGCATATATTCGACTACTGCCATTTTTATTCCTCTTCTTGTTTAGGAAGTGCTAGAGTATTTATATACGACAGCATTGGATTTGGCTCTTTATCAAATCCCTGCAATTCCATTCTTACATCATCTATTTTGTGCTTCTCTACAAGCTCATTTGTTAAACCATCAACAAACTCATACAAACCAGAAACATCCCATTTCTCTTGTTTTGCTTCTGATTCAACATACTGTCTGAGAAGTGCTTGAACCTTTGACGGATTTGCTCCAATCTGTTCCAAGTATTCCTGCTCACCTTTTGAGATAGATCCTTGAAGTCTGATATCTCTGATAGACTGAACCAGTGATCTTTTGAGATGGTTCTTGGATTCTTCTTTTTCGAAGTCTTCTTCTGAGAAGGAATTTACCTTAGACTTAAGCTGCTCATACATATCATTGAGTGCAAGAATGTCTTTCATCGCCCCTTCAATGATCTTAATACCATCAGCCAGTTTTTCCTTCTTTTGAGCTAAACTGATTTTAGCATCTACTTCATCCCAATATTCAATGTTTGGATCAGAAAGTTTTTCTTCTAACTTTTTAATCTTCACTTCCGTCTTGACATGTTTCCACTTTGCTTCATTGAGAGCAGCTTTCTTTCTGGAGATTTCTGCTGAGATTTGTCTCATATTCTTGTAAGGAGAATGATAAGAAAGATTGATATGTTTCCAATCCCACTGTGAATGAGAATGGTTCCAAATGTTTTGTAGTTCTCCTGCATTCTGAAGAGCTTGATCAACCTTTTTTGTATTTTGAAGAAGTGTTCCACCACCAAAACTTTCGATGTCACCTACAGTCCCATGTCCAAATACCATAGACATAGGAACATTAAGTTGCTCTTGTGTGGCAAGGTCAGTGTTTCTACGGATTTCTTCAAACACAGCAATCTGTGTTTTGGGGATTTCACTCATTATATTTTCACCTTCATATACTAGATCGTTTAAACTTGTTGACCTGCTGGTCTTGTTCTACCGACAGTCAAATCACCTACATCCGTTGCATTTGTATCTGAAGCAAAGGGGAATTTGTCTATTGCTTCTTTTAAGGGTGGTTCTGAACCACCCGAAGAATAGCCAGAGGCAGTAGATGATTGACCTGTTACATCATCTCTACCGACAGTCAAATCACCCACATCCGTTGAATTTGCATCTGAAGCAAAGGGGAATTTTTCGATTATGTTTAGGTCTCCCGGACCACCACCCGAAACATAACCAGAGGAAGTAGATGATTGACCTGCCGTACCTCTTCTAACATCTGTCAAATCACCTACGTCTGTGGCATTTGCATCTGAAGCAAAGGGGAATTTGTCTATTGTGTTCTTAGTGGGGGAACTACCACCCGAAGAATAACCAGAGACATCGGACGATTGACCTGATACATTTTCTCTAGCAACAGTCAAATCACCTACGTCTGTGGCATTAGCATCTGATGCAAAAGGGAATTTGTCTATTGTGTTCAAGTTTGGCGATTTGCCACCCGAAGTATAACCAGAGGCAGTAGATGATTGACCTGCTGAATTATCTCTAGCAACAGTCAAATCACCCACATCCGTTGAATTTGCATCTGTTGTAAAGGGGAATTTTTCTATTACGTTTTGCAGTCCAACAGGTCTATTCCCGCCCGAAGTATAACCAGAGACATCAGACGATTGACCTACTAGACCTTCTTTACTATTGGTCAAATCACCTACACTAGTTGAATTAGAATCAGATGCAAAGGGGAATTTTTCGATTGTAGCAACCACCAGTGGTGTCGGGCTACCCCCTGCCACATAACCAGAAATATTTCCTTGGAATCCCGGTATACCGAACATATCCAAAGCATCCAACGATACAGTAGCCGCTCCTGTATTATCGATAGTAACTCTAACATCGTAGTCCTCACCCGAACTTCCAACACCTGATGGAATCGTAAATGTAATATTAGCGGAATCGTTAAACGTAATATTTCCTCTAGGGACGATAGCATCAACATTCGTATTAGATATTAGTATCACGTTTGCTGATCTATCAAACCCAGTCCCTACAATATAAACAGTATCTCCAATTGTTAAATTTGCTGTTGGATGAATAGAAGTGATTGTAGGTGCGCTGCTCTTGTTGTCTTGGAAGTAGGCATTCGATGTATAAGTAGCCGCCGTGTAACTATTAGAGGAAAAAGTAGACGCTGCATATCCATTAGAAGTATAATCAACAGCCAAACCATCATCAGTCAGATTACCAGATGCATCGATATCTCTCGAATGTTTGATAAGATTCTTGATTGTTTCTTCAGACATACCTATCCCCTAAAAAAAATAACTACATCTATTTATCTAAATCGACTTGACCCATGAATCCAAATAACCAAAGCAAATCTTTCTCCAGACTTAATAGGAGTCACAATATGTGGCATATATGACGGAAACAAAGAAATAGAACCTTGATCTCTCACTGCTTGAACTTCATTGCAATGATCATTAACCATCAAGTCACAACCTTCATAAGTAGATGGATCTGAAAGCTGTGCTGTAAAAGAAATCTTTCTGGTTGCCGTCTTTCCATTTCCTGCATCAACATGCCAATCATAATGACCCTTTACATCAGTATCAGAACGATAATGAATCAATTGAAGACCACCCATAATTCCTGTGATATCATATTTAAAGTGTTCTTGGTTCAACTGATGCACTGCTCTGATTACTTTTTCAAAGATCCATTTGTTCTTTGGTTCTGTTGTCGTAATATTATAGATGTCTGCAGATCTGATTTGTTTAGCAATCTTTGAGTCTTCCTTAGAACCACCTACAGAAGCAGTTGATGGATACGTGTTCTCAGTGATTGCAATGATCTTCTCACATTCTTCTTTTGTGAACATGAGTTCTGGATGAATGTCTTTATTAACAGGAATATATCCCGGAAGGAAGTTATCTTGCTCTGGTAAAAGAACATTATCGTATCTAGAAATATCAGCTTCTGGAAGTGTTGATGGAGGCTTAGGCTTGTTTAAGCTAATTGATTTTTGTTGAGTCTTATTAGTACCAAGACTTTCTCTACCATCTAAAGCCTGATCTGCATGTGGACCATCTGCATCTACATAATGCAAAAATACCTGAACATGCCAGTTTCCTTTAAATGGCGCTCTCCAGTGCATGATGTCACAGCCTTTGTAAACTGCCATTTCACCTGTTTCAAGTTCGACCATAATCTCTTTCTCTTCATCGAACAAGATAGGCCAAACAGAGTTTGCATCATATCCGAGAGTAAGAGTTGCAGAGATTTCACATGCTGGCCTGTCTTTATGTCTCTTGAGGATTTCACCGGGACGATAGATTCTAGCATAGGTGTATGTTGGGAGAAGTTTCTTTCCAACATTGAAACCAATAGGTCCAGCCATTCTCTCAAGAAGAGCATCTAACTTCTCATCTCCGTACACAGAATCAGAAAGAGGACATTGATCGTCTTTTTCTAGTTTCCCTTGTTTATGTAAAACAAACATATGATCTACTAGAGATTTACATTCTTCTTGTGACAGTGCATTCGAAAGAACTACATAACCATTTTTATCAAAAGTTTCTGCCGAATTCATAATATATTTCACCTTATGTTTTTTTTTAATTATTCAAACCATTCTCTAGGCGCTGTATTGAGAGTCGGTTCATTAACCACACCAGCAGTAGGTGGAGTAGGCCAATTGTCATAACTATAAACACCGTTCCAAGGATAACCTGCTGTACCCGTAATATCTCTCAGATTTTGTCGGTACGATACCCAACTTTCTCTTTCCACTTCGGTAAAAGGAGAATCGGGCAGTACTACCCAATCCGTTGAAGCAAGAAAACTGCCTCTTAACGATTCAACAGCCTCTAATATTTCAGCATCTGTTAAATCCGGTAATGGTGGAGGATTTTGCTCTTCGTACAGCAAATCTGCATGGGCTGTTACTGCTGCTTTGGCCCAAGCAGGAAGCTTTGTGATTTCTTTGTTAGGCTTTGTTCTCTCTTTGTATTCAATTTCACCTTCCTCACCATACCACTGTAAAGCATGAACATCTGAAGGAGCATTAATTCCTTTTTCAGAAAAATTTATTTCTGTATATGGATGACCATCAACAACTACAGTACCATCATCAGGAATAATTGTAAGTCTCATCTCTAAACCTTCCCCAGTATTAATATACATTTAGTCTTTGTATATATTTATACAATTATTCTTCACCATCATCATCACCATCAATTAAGATTGGATCATCTTTAGAACCCTTCATTTCCATCAAAAGCTGATTTTCTTTATTTGCTTTCACAACCTCGTTTCTAAAACTTTCTATAGCTGCACCAGTAGACCTTTGTTGTGCTGCTCCTTCCAGCAATAGAATAGGCATCCAAGCCATAGCACAACCGTATTCATCAATATCCTTTCCCGAGTTTGGGTCAGACCCCCTAATTTGAATATACCACGTACAATCAAATTTTTTACATGGCTTAAATCTGTTGAGAGGGCAATTATCTTTTGGTTTCATTTTAATTCCTATCCAATAAATTGTGTTATAGAATATCTTCCATACCATTGATCCCTAAAATCTTCTGGTATAGTTACTTTCTCGACTTTATGATCCAATATACCCGGAAAAATAACAAGTCTGTTGTTTCTCGGGTCTATTTCCAATTCATCTTCAATAAAAAATCTTCCACCCTCAAAATTTTTTGGTTCTCGAAAAAGAGTTAGTGTTGCAGTGAAATATGAGGAATCGTTATGGTAGTCGTATTCTTCATTATTCTCATAATAGTTCAAAAGTATGCTGTGGTCGGCTTTAGTACAAAGTTTCTTGAACATCTTATGGAACCGTTCTAATCTCTGTGGGAAACCATACATATAAATCTTATGGGAATAAACATTTATATCAGATACTTCTGGCTCTTTGTATATTTCATTTAAAAATATACCACTAGCATTTTTCTTATACTTTACTTCTTCACTCTCATCTTCTCTATGGTGTGATGCAGCACCTGTTTCAGATGCTCCTTTGAACTTCCTCTTATCTGAAAGAAAATTTAACTCTCTCCAAATATCATTCAATTCTTCTTGTTTATAGTAATCATCAACTATAACAACAGGGAGACCATGAACTTCATTATAAGTAATATCATGCATGATGGCTCAACTTATTCCTTCCATCGTACTTGTTCGTCTCTGCATATGGACCATCAGCATCTACATAATGCAAGAATACTTGTACGTGCCAGTTGCCAGTAAATTCTTCTCTCCAATGAACCACTTCTGATCCTTTGTAGAAAGCTAACTCACCCACATCCAACTCAACTTCAATCTCTCTTTCATCATCAAAAAAGATAGGCCAAATCCCATCATCAGAATCATAACCCAGCGTCAAAGTAGCTGACAATTCACATGAAGGTCTGTCCGTATGCTTTTTTAAAACTTCTCCGGGGCGGTAGATTCTAGCATACGTGTATGTCGGAACTAACTTATGACCAATTACTCCCGACAAAGGTTCTGCCAACATCTCTAATAGCTGGTCTAGGCACTCATCTCCATAAATTGCATCCGACTTCGGACACTGACTATCCTTATACAAATGTCCCTGCTCATAAAGAGAAAACATTCTATCAACTAGGTTCTTACAATCTTCTTCTGATACCACGTTGGACATAACAAGGTATTTTTCTTTTTCAAATGTTTCTTGTGTAGTAGTCATCAATCATACCTTTTTTTGCTGTGAGCGAACCTTCTATACCATCCAGAAAGAACAGATTTGAAATTCGTGTAATTCTTTTTCATTTGCTCGATGTCTGTCTTTCCTACTTCCATCTTCCATTCTTCCCTTTTGA